TTCTTTAGATAATTTAGCTTTACCCATACCGTAGAAAAGACCTAGATTAATTGTTTTAGCTTGTGTTCTAGATATACCAGCCATATCAGCTACGATTTGATGAAAGTCTGCGGATTCATCAGCGTATGCTTGAATAAACTCTTCAGATCCATCTAATCTCTCTCCAATAGAAGCTGAGTAGTGTGCTACAAGTCGTGGCTCCTGCTGCGAATAATCAAATGAACCCCACTGTCTGCCATCCTCAGGAAGAAATAGAGACCTTATTTTTTTACCATACTCTTTATTTCGAGCTGGTATTTGTTGAAGGTTAGGATTAGCATAAGATAATCTTCCAGATACAGTTCCACCTTGATCTGATCTTAGTTGATTTATCTCAGCGTGAATTCTACCTTTATGCACGTATCTTTGGATAGAATCTATAAACGTAGAGTGAAACTTATTTATCTCTCTAGCTTCTCTAATTAAACCAGCAATTGGATGTTCACAATTTTGTAACCAATTAGTTGTAAAGGATGGTTCGTTAGATTTTGCAGTCCTAGGATACTCTACACCTAATCTATCAAACACTTGTGCTACACTTCTTGCAGCCCAAATATCAACATTGAAAGATGTTTCTTTTTTTATTTTATGCAAAACCTCTTTTTCTTTAAGTCTAAATTCTTTTTTGAGTGAAGCAGCCTTTTGTTCATCAACTCTTATACCTATTTGTCTCATTTTTATTAAAATAGGTAACAACTCCATCTCCATCTCCCACACATCATTGATAGATTGTTTTTGTATCTCGCCTTTAAATCTCTGCCACAACTTCAAAGTAAGTGCAGCATCTTGTTCTGCATAGAACCCTACATAACCAGCTGGCATCTTCCAAAGATCTTGTTTAGGATCTATGCCCCACTCTTTTGCTTTCTCTTTTAAAAATGTTTCGTTTTTTATCTCACCTAAATAATCTTTTGCACAAGCATTGAGAGAGAAACTCCATCTGTTTTCATCTATCAGTGCTGCAGCTACCATCGTGTCCACTATCTTACCGTTTATTTCAAAACCGTTTGCTAATAACCAACCCACATCATAGGAAGCATTGTGAAATATTTTAGTGCTAGGTCTTTTAAGTAAATCAACCATGAATGCAGTTGTTATAGCTAGATCCATGTTACCACCAGCATCATGTTGTATTGGGAAATACCATTGCTGTCCTAATGCAGCTACAGCAAAACCTACGATGCCACCATCAAAAGTTGCCCAGCCAGATCCTTTTGTTTTTAAGTTAGTATCTTTTGTTTCTAAATCTATTGCAACCTCATCAGCAGCTCTAAGATCAGGGTATTCCGAGGGAGCAACCCAATCACTATCATTGTAAATAAAATTTAATTGATGTGTCATAGTTTCTTCTTCAACTCCTTCAAATATTCTTCATTCTCTTTTCGTTGTTGATTCCTAATGATACTCGCTTGTTTACGCCATGCCCATGAATTGATCGCTCCCGACCAACCCATTATCCACAAATATATTTTTAACATCATGAATCTTGCATTTGTGCTATTTCAGCAGCAAACTCCTCTACTTCAGCGTGAGTAACATGATCGTTTTTCTTTTTTTTCTTTTTCATAAAATCTATCTCCATCTCACAATAATGAATTATTTTCTCTAAATCTTGTATTCCGCCTTTGTTTTTATATCTACACGCATATCTTATTACATTGGCTTGAAAAGGATTTAAATTATTTTCTTGAACAAACGTCCAGGGTTCGATGGCGAAAGATTTGTAGTGGGATCCACCTATTTGTTTCTTAGACATAGTTACTTTTATACAATTTATAGTATTTACTCAAGGGAAAATGATACTTATGATAAGTCCCAAGTAAGTGTAAAGTATTGATACTTCTTGTTACCCCAGTATACCAAACTCTTAATTCTTTAATTCTATCATCTAAATTTTTTCTATCGTAGTGAGAGGGAAAATTACATTTAGCTGATATAACGACATTATCTGCTTCTCCACCTTTAACTTGATGTATGGTATCAATAATAATACGTGCTTTGATATCTAAATTAATTTTATTCTTAATAAGTTTTCTAAAATACACTTTTTCTTTATCTTTAAACTTTCTTTGAAAAGCATCTAACCAAGGTTTACGTTCCTCTACCATGCCACCTTGTAAATGTAACTGTTCAAAATTAAATACTTGATTTGGATGAGCAAAGCTCCACTTCTTGCTGTCCGTTGATCGGTAGCCGTGATCTATGTTTAATAAATAATTATACATGTTACAAGCGTCCTCTCTTGTTATCGCACCATTATCACATATGTTCTCCCAATCACATATGGCTTTCCATTGATTAGTATCAAAAGATTTATTTCCACGCATATCTTGAAAATATAAACCTAGTTTTCTAGCTTCGTCTTGAAGCTCCTTCTTAACATCGTTAATTCTAGCAAGGACCATCCAAGATCCTTGCATCTCCCAAGGAATTTTTTTTAATGTACTCCATTTATAAATTTCTCCATCATTACCATTCGAGGTAAACTCTTTTTTAATTCTATGTCCTTCCATACCATTTAAGATACATTTAGAAAAAAAATGTACTTTTTTATTAAGTCTACGAGATTGTTTTAATATTTTAATTTTGCCAGGAAAAGTTTGAAAAAATATAACATCAGCTCCGTTCCACTCGTATATGGCTTGATCATCATCACCTGCTATATAAACTTTATCGGCGTTTAAAGCTAATTTCACAACCATATCCCACTGTAAGGGGGTAAGATCTTGAGCTTCATCTACCATTAATACTTTAAAAGGTATGGGTAAACCTTTATCAATGTATTTTTGCACCATGTCAGTAAAGTCTAATCTATCATTTTTAAACTCACCTGGGTTAGCTTCATAAGTTTTATATTGTTCATAACCAGCGATAATAGATTTAAATTGTTGTAGTCGTACTTTTTTTCTTGGCTCTTGTTTATATAAAGTTATGGGATCCATCTTCATGTTTCTCGCTCTATCATAAATTTGTAGAGACCAATTATTGTAAACTTTTTGATCATCCCAAGTTGGTTTGTAATTAATTTTTACTGTTCCGTATTGAGTATGAAACTGAAGCATATCTACTTTTGGGTCCAATACAGGTATATCAGCAAATTGTTGCCTAGCTAAACTATGTAAGGTTCTAAAATATTTAAAATCATCTTCATCATAACCTTTGAATTGTTTACTAACTCTATCTCTGCATTCTTCAACTGCCTTGTTTGTAAAAGAAATATAACAAATTTCATCGGGTGACATGCCACGTTTAAGAAATCTTTCAACCCTTCTTAATAGTCTGTGTGTTTTTCCTGTTCCTGGTGGGCCAAAAAATTTAATTGTTTTCCCATGGAGCTTTTGCTTTAGTAAATTTGACATCTTTGTTTCTGTGTTCTGTTTGTTTTGGTAATGTGGCAACCCAGTGTCTTGCTTGGATGCCTTGGAATTTTGCTTTTTTATCACAACCAGCCCCCTGTAAAAATACTGTACACTCTTTTTCTGACCAGTTGTAGCCTTGTTTTTTCATAAACTGTCTAAATGTTTCTAATTTAAATCTTATTTCGTTACCCTCTTGATAAATATTATCGTGTTCTATTTGATCAAATTCTGTAATCGTATCTGTATCTTCAAAGAATTTTATTATTCTTGTATTAAATACTTCTTTTTTCTCTTCTTCACCATCAAATCCTTCCATGTCTTGTTTATTAGATATTAATTCTTCTAACCAATCTCTATAAGGATCGGGATCTCTTTTACTTGGTCTAAGTGGTCGCCATACAATATCGTAATTTAATAATCGTTCTCCCAATAACTGTTGCTGGTACAATTGTTTTGTATCTAACTTTACAACTTTGCCTTGAATAGGTAAAAGCCAATATGGTTCAGGATATGAGTTTACTTTAATTAGTTTACCAACCTCAGGTATGGCTTCATTTAAACCAATTCCAAATTTTCTTTTGGCACATTGTGTAGAACCATTGCAATACATTCTTGCTACAGATGTTCCACATTTGTAAG